TGCCTGCTCCGGCTACGCTGGTAAACCGCCATGCAAGGCAGAGCAGCAACACCCGCCAAAGGATTCTATAAATGCTTTTCCGTTTCATCGCTTGGTTGTTTTTAGCGGGCAGGGCTTTGACACCCCGCCCGGATTGGTATTTGGTTATGCCGCACGGAACACAAAACCGTCATCAAACCAGTAATCGCACATAAAAAGGTCACGGGCGAACTTTTCATAATCGAAATAAGTCTTTGCGAACTCCGGCAGGTCGTAACATTCTTCTATAATTTCATAGGCGAAATCTTCTTCATCGTCATATTCCCCCTGATACTCGTCCCGGAAATCACGTACAAGGTCGTCCGCATCTTCCTCGCTCAAATCATGGCTTTTGTAGTTGCACCACACGAAAAAGGCTTCCTGCTCGGTGTCGCTCAAATCCTCCACCGCATCACGCAGGGTGAAGAAGTTTTCAGAAATCCAGCTTTCAGAAATCAGGGCTTCCGGGATATTCTCGTAATCCTGAAACATATATTCCGCATCTTCCTCGTCCTTGTGCAGTTCCCGGCAGGCTTCGTAAAATTCTTCCTTGTCCGAATAGTCCGAAAGGTCGAGCCATGCGCCGGACAATGAACCGTTGTTGTACTTGCCGTAAGTGCCTACATAAATTTTTGCTTCCGATAATACCTTTGCTTCCATATTGCTGTAATTTTTAAGTTTTTTGATTTTATGCGGATTCAAGAGGTGAGGGAGTTGAAGTTTCACTGAACTTTTTTCCTGTTTCCCGTAAATCCGACTTTTTTTTTATGCGTCTTCCGGTCGGGTCGGTCGTTTTCGTTTCACATAGGCGTAAAAGGGTAGTGTTTAGAGTTTGCAAGGTTTGGGGCAAAAAATACCTCGCAAGGCAGGGAAGATTTTTTCGCCAAACCGGAACGGCTCGACCTTGCAAAATCGTGAAGAACACGTAACTACCTTTGCCTATTGAAATGATTAAAACGACTGTTCCGGCTGGGGGGACTGCGTAAGAGGAAGATTTACATTTAGGGAAACTGGGGAAAAGTGCTTGTTCCCTTTCATCCTTTAGGGAACACTCCATGCGGGCGGGAAAGGCAAGGGTATGGCAAGTTCACCTTGCGGTACGCTTGTGCGGGTTTCCAACGGCTCTTTTCACGAAATACAGTCAGCCATGCCACGCACGGCTGGCGTTTCGGGGAATGTGCCAGTGGAAAAGGATATAAAAAATGCGGGTAGTCGGTGGACTGCCCGCAAGGTGAAAGAATGTACAATACTGGGATATAGTTTGTTAGGTGGAATTTCGTTACCAAAATCGTTACCTATTCGTTTTTGCTACGGTTATAGGTAACGAAACCTACCGGACGGCGTTCTTTCTGCTGCTTTGACTGGCTTAGAAGCTGGGTAAGGGCTTGGTACAGCTCGTTGAACTGCACATCGGTGCTTACCTCCAGTTCCTCGATACGCTTTAACAGTTCCTCGTAACCGATTACCATTTGGCGCATGAGGACAAAAGCCCGCATGATTGAAATGTTTACTTCTATGGCTACTTTGGAACGGAGAACCGAAGAAAGCATGGCTACGCCCTGTTCGGTGAAAGCCATAGGCATGGCTACACCGAAGTTATAATCAGGAGGTATCACATTTTGTGATACCCCTATGGATAACAGTAAGTTAGCTTCCTCTTTGGTGAGAACAAACATAAAATCACTGGGAAAACGCTTGATATTGCGCTTGACCGCCTGTTTCAAGGCTCGTGTTTCCACTTGGTAGAGTTCTGCCAAATGATAATCGAGCATCACCCGGCAACCTCTGACCTCAAAAATCTTGTTTTGGATAATCTGCAAATCCATAATCGTATATTTTAGGAGATTTAGCAATGTTGGAATAATAGTAAGGACTGGTCACAAATTGTGACCAGTTCCCAATAATCAAGATTACATGGCGACTTCCTTGTAAATCTTTTCGATGCCGACAAACTTCTTGTCAAGCCCCTGCATATCGCTGCCTATCTTGCTATTGGTGATGCGGGCGTAAATTTGCGTAGTTTCTATGTTTGTGTGTCCCAGCATCTTGGACACCGTTTCAATAGGTACGCCCTTTGACAACGTGGTAGTCGTTGCGAAAGTGTGGCGGGCAAGGTGAAATGTCAGGTTCTTTTTAATACCGCACACATCGGCAATCTCTTTCAGGTACGCATTTAGTTTCTGATTGCTGATTACGGGAAGTATCTTGCCGTTCGGTAACTTGCCCTTGTACTTCTTCAAAATCATCTTGGGAATATCCAGCAGGGGAACATTAACGTCCGTATTCGTCTTTTGCCGCTTTGTCATTATCCAAAGGTTGCCGTCAAAGGATTTGCATATATTATCTTGCGTAAGCCCGGCTACATCTATATAGGCAAGCCCGGTGAAGCGATAGAAAACTATCAATGCAACCAATAGAGGAATCCGGCAAAAGAACTGCAATTCGTTGTAAAGCAGCAAAATTGTGTTGGTTTGCGCAGTTGGGTAAATAGCAAAAACAGGTAGAATAACGAACTTGTTCAGCTACCAAGTCATTACCTGTTTTCATTTCATTTAGATGCAGTCAATCAAGGGATAAACTGTCAGTTAAAAGGTATTTCCATCCGGGAATCTTACTTTACCCTACAGATTTAACCTATCCGGTTTTGATTGCGCTGTTCTGCCTGATTCTCATACCGTTCAACAGGCGAGATATGAGTAAAATTGCAATCAAAAAAGTAACGCATGAAAACAGAAATGAAAGTGCTGCTCTACATCAAGCGCAGCGTACAGGACAAGGACGGCTTTTCTCCGCTCATGGGCAGAATATCCGTCAGGGGAAAGGTCAATTCCATCGCGCAATTCGCGTGCAAGTTCAAAATCGATGTGCGGTTGTGGAACGCCACCGCCCAACGCTGCACCGGCAAAAGCAAGGCGGCGACAATGGCAAACAGGGAGATTGAACGGCTACTGCTGTTGTTGCAGAAGCGGTTCAACGAACTTTCCGACATCCGGGATATAGTGAAGGCGGAGGAAGTCAGAAACGTGTTCCAAGGTCTGGCTGAGACTCAGGATACCATCATGAAGCTCTATGCGGAGCATAACAGCGACTATGCCCTGCGTGTAGGGGTGAATAGGGCGGCAAGCACGTTCTACCAGTACCGGAACACCTGCCGGATACTTGGTGAGTTCCTGAAAGAGAGATACCATGTGTCGGATATGCCTGTCAAGCAGCTGGATGAAAACTTTATCGAGGCGTTTGATATGTATATGCGCACGACAAGGCGTTTCAAGCCCAGGACCATACTCGGACATATTAACCGCCTGAAAAGCGTAATGATGCTTGCCGTGTTCCGCGGCATCGTCCCTTTCAGCCCGTTCAAAGGTTATGCGCCGCAGAAACCTGTTTTCAAACAGATGTATCTGACAGAAGACGAGCTTGACAGGTTTGCGAACACTACCTATGACACCCCCAACCGTAATTTCACGAGGGACATGTTCCTGTTCTCGTGCTGGACGGGTATCTGTTACTGCGACATGAGGAGCCTGACAGCCGCCAATCTGGTGAGAGCGGATGACGGCAGTCTGTGGATTCATACGGAAAGACAAAAAACAGGGACGCCCGAATGTATCCGGTTGATGGAGATACCGCTGAATATCATTGAAAAATACAAGGATATGGACAGCGACGGGAAACTCCTTCCTATGCTGACCAAAGAGAGCATGAACAGACACCTGAAAAAGATGTCCGTGATGTGCGGCATCAACCGTCCAATCTCATTCCATCAGGCAAGGCACACCTTCGGAAGCATCATCTGTCTGTCACAGGGGATTCCGATAGAGACCGTCAGTAAAATCATGGGGCATCGGCATATCACCACCACACAGCGGTATGCGAAAGTCACGCAGGATAAAATAGACAAGGACATGGACGGTCTGAACGATATTATCGGGGGCAAGTTTACCTTATCGGGCATTGACACTGCCCCGTCTCCAATTCTGAAGGATTATAGCCAACGTAAAGTCAATCCGAGCATGAAGCAAAGAGAGTACATAACCAAAATGATGGAGGGGTAAGCCATGCGAAGCACATTCAAACTGTTGTTCTATATCAACCGCCGGAAAATAAAGAAAAACGGCAGATGTCCGATTATGGGACGGGTCACCCTTGACGGGAAGATAAGCCAGTATTCCACAGGGTTGGAAATAGAGCCTGACTTATGGGATGCAAAAGTGGGCAAGGCATTCACGGACGGCCGTAAGACCGGAAACATCACCGGCGAAAAAAGAAATGAGTTGAACAGGCTGAACTCATTATTGGAGGCTTTGGAGGAGAAAGCGAAGGCCGCCTACAAAAGAAACGTGGACTCTTATGGCTTCGTCTCGGCAGAAATCATCAAGAATGCCGTCACCGGAAAATCCGATGTCAAAGAGACATTGCTGTCCCTGTTTGACGAACATAACGGGGAATACGCCAAACGTGTGGGCATTGACCGGACAAGGCATTCCTACGTCCGTTATCTTACCACCCGCAAGCATATATTTAACTTTTTGAAATTCAAGTATGATTTGGAGGATATTCCGTTACGCTCACTGACGATGAAGTTCATGACCGACTTCACGTTCTATTTCTCTACCGTACTGCGGTTAAAGGTGTCTGCCTACAATGACTACCTTATCCTGCTACACAAGATGACACGGCTGGCGTTGAAGAAGCACATACTCAAGCGCGACCCGTTTGCAGGGCATAAGATTGAGAAAGTGCCTGTCAACCATCGCCACCTGAACAGGGAACAGTTTGAAAAGCTGCTCAATGCCAAACTGCCCACCTACCGCCTGTGCCACACGCGCGACCTGTTTGTCTTTTCGGTGTTCACTGGCATCGGAAGGGCAGATCTGGCAAACCTGACGGAAGACAACATCGTCACAAAGGAAGACGGTTCCAAATGGATTCACATCGCACGGCAGAAGACCAAGGCGGAGTGCCATATCAAACTTTTTGACATACCTCTCCGCATTATCGAAAAATACAAGGGGGAAGGCAAGGACGGAAGATTGTTTTACGTCCCGCAGACCTGTAACCTGTGCCGCAGCCTTAAAATCATAGCCGAACAGTGCGGTCTGGGATGTCACCTGACATTCTATCAGGCGAGGCACAGTTTTGCGACCCTTATCTGCCTGAGCAACGGGGTTCCGATAGAAACCATCAGCAAGATGATGGGACATTATTCCATACGCACCACCCAGATATATGCCGAGATAACCAACCACAAAGTGAGCAGGGATTTGGAAACCCTGTCTGAAAATACCAAAGGCAAATATGCGTTGCCCGATGACGGTATGCCGTCACGGGTGTTCAAATGCGGAAATTACAGCGGTTGGAAAAAGGAGTGTGCATCAAATGATGAAACTAAAATCAAGTGACAATGAATAGAGGAATAATAACAATCAGTGAAACGGGTGCGGTCACGATGCCGACCGTATCCGTATGGATGACGCAACAAGAGATAGCCGACCTGTTCGGCGTGTTTTCCTGCCACGTCCGCAAGGCTATCCGTTCCATCTACAAGAACAAGGAACTGAATGAACTTGATACAATGAAGTATCTCAGGCAAGCGGATGGAATCAGTTATGACGTTTACAGCCTTGAAATGATTATAGCCGTTGTATTCAGGATATGCAGTAAAGAGAGTGTCTTGTTCAGACGGTTTATAATAAATGAAATTAGTGGCACTAAGAGAGGAACTCCGGTTACATTGTTTGTTTCCTGTGGCAGGGATAACAACCGATGGTATAGTTGAGGTTCATCCCGCCAGCCACTCGTTCCCGATGCACGGATGCAAAGGTAGCGTGTGGCTTTGACGGCATTGGCAAGGTCGGGCGGCAAGCCGTTTCGGGCAGAATCTTCCTCCTGTGGAGCGTATTCGGCCCGAAAACCTTGCCACTGCCTGCCACACGCTTGAAAAGCATCCGGCAACGGAAACAAGCGACTGATGGGAAATCAGAAGAAAGAAGAGAGGAACGGCTTACAGACGAAGCGGAATTTTGATGCTCCGTCCGTAAGCCGTTCCTTTCTCTTTTTGCCGAAAGTTCGTTGCTGATGCAATCATAGGGCAGACGGCAAACTGCGCTCCTTCAAGAAAATCATGTGTCTGTCAGCCGATAGGCGGAGCGGTAGCAGCCAGCCAGCATCCTTTCGATGTCGGATTCACGGTAGAGTATTTTACCGCCTAACTGGATATAGGCGATACGCCCCTCGTTGCGATAATCTTGAAGTGTCCGGCGGCTCATCTTCAACCGTGCCGACACCTCCTTGTCAGTAAAGAAACGTTCACCGTTCAGTGTCGGGCGGTAATTGGCGGTCAGATGTTCGAAGCTGTCCAAAAGACGGTCGAGGCTGCCCATGAAGTGGATTATCCACTCGCTGTCCTTGTTAATCAGTTCATTCATGTTACTTTGGATTTAGTGTAATTACTTTGTTTACTATATGCAGGTGATTAAATCGTCCTGCCCTTGAACTTTGCTTCCTTGCGCCTGTCCTCCACAACAGAAACAATACGCTGCACGTCATCGGGACGGTAATACGTCTTGTGGTTTATCTGCGAGTAAGCCAGCGTCCCGTTGTCCCGAAGCGTTTGCAATGTGCGTGGGCTGATGTTGAGCATCCGGCAAACGTCCTGATTGTCCATCCACTCGCTCATCTTCTTCTCTCCGTGCCGCCGACAGATGGCATCCATGCGACTGATGAAACGGTCGAACTTGGCGACCATTGCCTCAAAAGTCCTTCTTTCAATTGATACAATTTCCATATACATACTTTTTTATTGTTACTGTTTCTTTTGCCACAAAGGAATATATAATCTGTTATCCGGCAATGGATTTCCCGGAAGTGGAAGCATGTGGCACAGGTTGGTAGAGGTTGGCACAGATTTGGTGTATATTCTTAATTCCGGAAATCAGCAATGTGGCAAGAGAAAAAACAAGGGCTTAATTCAAACCTGACTGTAATCGCACCTTTGTTCTTCCGGCTATTCAGATCCGGCAAATCTGTGAAGTCCTCACCAATATCTCTATCACCATAAAGCAAAGTCTCACAAAATTGTCTAATCGAATCCAAGTTGTTGACTGACTGCACTAAAGTATCTTACTTTACTTGCGATAATCGGTCAAGGCACAGAGCAAGACCACAGTAATAACTTAATCAATCTGTTTTATGACAATGAAAAGAGAACCAAGTATCAGTGAGCAGCAGGCTCGTGAAATCGTGGAAAGAATGGGACGCAGGGAATCCCGCAGTGAGAAGTCTATGGACGATTTCTACCGGAACATCGGGCTGGATCCGGAACATCTAGCACAACCCGGCAGGACCGTCACGAAAAAAGCGGAAACAGCGACGGCGGATGAACTGTCAGGCAGAACACCCGAAGATATGGCAGTGCCACAGAAGCGTGTCAGCAGCAAACAACGCAGGCTGTCGCTGGACGAGTACCGTACCGCTTACCTGCGAGTACCCAAGATAACCGACCGCAAGCCCGTGTTCGTCAGCGGTGAGGTGCGTGACCGGCTGGACGGGATTGTCCGCCGTCTCGGCGGG